AACTTCTAGTATATCAAAATCCGGAATACCTAATTCTGCCATTAACACTTTAGCTAGCGTAGTTTTGCCAATGCCAGGACTGCCACTTAACAATAAATGGGGAATACTGCCGTCTTTAACCCACGATTTAATCTGAGATCTTTGATTCTCATCTCTAAACACATAATCGTCTAAAGTCTTAGGACGATATTTTTCAACCCATAGTTGTTTCATTCTGTGTCCTTAATAAATTGTTTTAAGTCGGGAGGAATCCAACCAATTGGTTTTAATACTTTACCATCTTCACGCTTGCGAACTTTGCCTGTTTCTTTATCAATTTTAGCAAAGTTTGTGCTCATAACTTCTTTCCAACCACCTTCTGGGTCTGTTCCCATACTATGCATAGCACCAACACATACTACTACAATATCTAGTAGTGCGTCAAAAGTTTCGACACGATCCTTTTCATTTAATGCTAGTACTAGTTCTTTACATTCTTCTTCAATTAACTTTAGATACATGTTGAACTGGTCTTCATTCCAATCGCCTACAGTTTGATCGCAGGCTCGCATGAATTTTTCTTGATCTCTAAATGGGTTTGTCATTGTAGTATGTCCGGTGTAAATCGTTTAATTTGATCTCTGCTAGCTGAAATTGCATCAACCATGTTATGGTATTCAATTTCTTCTAAACTAGTTCTATAAATGCTCAATGCTTGAGTCATCATTATAGCGGCTACAGGCAGAGGACCGTGTTTTCCCATCATTTCTGATGCAAATTCTAATTGTTTATTATAAAGCTCTTGTAGATCTGGGTCGTATTCTTGCATATAATCCTTACTTTTCCTTATTGTACAGGTGAAACCAGGCCCGGTCAAGAGGCCTGTTGCTCGAAATGCTAGTAATTAAGCTGGATGGAAATCGTATTCCGGAGGACTTAAATCAATACTCTTTAACCCCCATGATAAATCGTTTGGTTTTTCGTCTGCTGATAGCAACATACAATTAGTATCTACACGGAATATTTTACGTTCAGTGCCATCTGGTTCAACTAATGTAATTGCTCGAGTCCAACGACCGTGCTCGATTAAGATCCATTCGCCAACTTTAACCTCGGTTTGTTTTGGTCCAACTGCATATACACGACCCCACCGAGGTTTAATTCCATAATCTTTACCGTCATCGCTAGGTATGTAAAGTCCACTTGCAGTTCGCACGTCATCGAAATTCATATCAGTGACAAACACATTATCTCGAATAGGCAGAATAGTGCCCTCTACTTTGGCCTTAAATCCTACGTGACCGATACCTTTTGAATCTGCCATTACTCTTTCCCTTCTGGATCCTGATTAGATACATCTTTTGTTGCTACAGGAGCAGGAGCGCCCGGACGAATATTAATTTGATCTAACACAGGTGCAGGCGGATTGCTAGCCGCTATAATTTCTTCACGCTTACGTATGATTTTGCCGCCAGTGCCAATTTCATCGCCTCGAGCGTTGACTTTCATATTGCCGACAGCCGGTGTTGTTTCATTTAAATTAATAAGTTTATTCATATCAATTTCTTTACCTTGCATACTACGATGCACAGTTTTTGGTTGGTCTTTCATTGCCATATTAATCTCCTTGGATTATACTAGTACTTATCTTAGGAATTCTCGCCAATCTAAATTATAGGCTAAACTGTCGATTTTGTGAACTCCAACCAAGTATAGCACATAACTTGCTACACTTGATCCTCTGCCTACGCCCCATAAAATATTATTTTCGTCTAAAGTATCTACCAAATATTTAAGATAATATAATAAGTCCATCATACCATATTTTATAAACGCTTCTAACTCCTCGCTAACTCTATTAGTTTGCTCATCAGTAGTACACATTCCATAAAGCATTTCTACTAAATTTGGACAATAATCGTTAGGCATAAACCATAAACTTTGGCAAGCCTTGTCGTATTCTGCAACATCAGCATGAGTAGTATAGGGTTCTAAGAATTTAAAACCTAATTGATTTTCAAATTCTTTTATACTATCGGTTCTTTCGCTGACTATTAAAGTGTCGTTGGCTGAAAATTGATATCCTTGATACAAAGCATCAAAAATATCTTGCTCATTAAAGATGGGATTACTATATTTGTCTAGGCGCATTTGCCTAGTTTAGCTGATATTAATTAATTTGTCAAGCCCTTTGTCACGATTATTCATCATTTTTTCGTATTCTGCTTGACGTCTTTTATTTGCTTCCGCTTTGTATGTGTCCAACATAGCACTAATTTGTTGTTGAACTCCAAAATTCCTAGTCAAAAAATATTTGCGAGTTAGATCATTAATTTTATTATCTAACTCGGCATCCTTTAATTGACTAAGATCACCTGCTAACGGATGCATTAGTGATATTCACCTAAGTATTTGATGTATACGTTAGTACCGGCATCATAAGTCCATGCTTCGATTACTTTAACATTGGCATCTGTGCTAGATGATAGTGTTGCCACTGCGGTAGCAGTAGTTCCGCCTACTCCCGGAGAACTAATTGTAACAGTTGGAGCAGTGGTAGTATAACCATCACCATTGTTAGTAATAGTAACAGATTTCACTCCATTAGATAATGATGCTTTTGCTCCACTACCTGAACCGCTAATAGCTGTAAGGTTGAATGTACCAGGATAAGGTCTTGTTAATATGCCACCACTAATTACAGTTAGTGCAGTTATCGCACCGGCATTAACTGTAGAAACTTGTAAAATCACATCACTGTGTGCATCTACTACTAATTGATCACCGGCCGAGAAACCAGTTCCTCCTGCGGTAATGGTTGCACTAACTATTTGATAAACAGCAACACCTGTTGGACTTGTACCGCCGGATGATGTTGGACTAGTAAAACTTACAGTAGCTGGAGTAGTATATCCTGAGTTAGGACTACTACCGATGGTGTTATTAGTAACTTGTACTCCAATAACACTTTCTCCTCCTACTGTGAATCCTAAAGTGCTAGTACCAGGTAACGTTGGGAAATCTGTAGTATAATGGATAGTGCCAGATTTTTCTGTACTAAAACTTGGACTTCTGACGTTTCCTGAATTATCAGAAGTTATAATAACAGTGACCTTAGCCCATTGGCCAGTAGAAGTTGGCCAATTAACAAATGTTAATGTAGGATTACCGCTTAATTTAAACTTTTGCAAAGGACCGTTGGTGATATCTATATTGGCATTTGCACTAATTCCTAACAAACTACCATCAAAAAACACGCCATTAAATTGACTATACAAGGCATTGTATATTGTACTGCCTAACATATTATTTTGTACAGTTGTTGTGCCAGTGGCCAAATCTGCTGTTAGTACAGCATTGCTTTGTAACGCTGTTATTTCTGATTTAGCAACACCGAGCCCAGCTGAAATAGCTGTAAAGTTATCTCTGAATCCTTGGCTATTATTATCTTGCCCTGCAACCGGGTAAGTTGTGTTGATTGCACCGTAATTAATCTGACTGGTCATACTGTTATCCTATCGTTTTTGAATACTAGGTATTTATCGCTTGTGTAACCGGTGACAGAATCTATTATATATCTATCTACGGTATAGTCTAATTGTTTAAAATCGAATCCACTATTTTCGACTAATAGTTTTATTCCTGTACTTTCCCCTACTAAACAGTAACAAATAGGAACCGCAAGTACAAATCCTAATTCTTGCTTAGTTCCGGGTTGTATACTGCGCATCCATAAGGGCAAATAATTTCGTTCGGTTGACCCGGTTTGTCCAATTCTATATTGCCAGTTTGTTATACTGCTAGGGAAAAACGTATCTACATCTGGGTTACTAATTTCATATCCAGTACTGTCTACTGTAACACTTTCTAAAGGTCTGCGGTTACTTGGTGCATTAGCAGATAAATCTGATAAACTTCTACTCCAGAAATTTGGAACACTATCGACTGTAATTGTATCGGATTGATGTCCAATGCTTTTTACTTTTAATGGGAGATGAGCTCCGTTGGGTTCTAACGGATCTAACATTTTTAAATAAACAACTTCGTAAACTGCGGTAGTAGTGCCCGGCAAATATGCCACGGCAGTTTGTACACTATCAAAAATAAATCTTTTACGCTTATGATTTAATCCCATAGCTGCCGCAATTTGACTTGCACTGGTAGTTTGTATTCCAGCATACGCTATCATGCTAAGATTAAATTGCAATCCAAAATTAGGATCATTTGATCTATACACAGATGATGGGGAAAATACTGATGTATCATTCATAAAACTCTTAAATGCAGTTCGCTGAGTATTATTCAAGTAGGGTTGTACTCTAATATTGCTGTATACTATTGCGTCTGGAACATTTACTGTTATTGTAAAAGTTTTTGATACTGCGCTGTAGCCAAACTGATCCCGAGCTTGTACAGTAAATGTGTACACTCTATCAACAGTTGTAGTTTTAGCATCGAAGGTTAATGTTCCGCCGTCGAACGTTGTAAGACCTAATATATGATTTACACCGTCTGGGAATTGTATAACTTTTCCGATAATTTCTCCATCGCTAGCCATACTAAGTCCATTAGGTAAACTACCACTAGTAATTGTATACAATACAACTGCGTTTGCGATAGTTGTTGTGGCATTTACACGTAAAGTTGAAACATAATTTGCACCAATGCTTCCAAGATTACTAGGAGTATTCCAGCTAATAATACTATCAACTTCACCTATAATTGTTACTGTAAATGTTTTACTTGAACTAAGTGTATCTCCTTTGTTACCAGGACGAGTAGCAGTTAATGTAAATGTATAAACGGTAGTAATTGCTGGCTGATAAGGAACATTCCCGTACAATTCTGCACTTTCTGCATCAAATTTCATGCCTAGTGGTAACTCACATAGAGATCCAATATAAAATATAGTGGTAGCTGGTATATCTTGTAATAATACTGTTGATAAAAATAATCTATAAACACCAGTAGTTACTGTTGTCACGTTAGTGACGGTGTATATTTGTTGGCTAGCACCACTAATAATATTTTCAAAACAGATAGATTGCCCGACTGTAATGGTTCCTACAATGTTAGTCACCGTAATTTGATTACTATTTTTTACGTTATCTGCATTTGTAATGTTAATTGTAGTAGCTCTAACTTCTCGATTAATAGTTTCTAATGTATAAAACACATCAGTATTATCGTATAATGCTATTGGTATAGTTACATAGTTACTAGCTCTAAATGTTCCTAAATTACTATTAGACAACCACACTGGTTGACGCAAATATGTAGCATCAGCTGTAAATCCAGAGTCCCCGACAAATCCATCTAGTGCAGTATTATCTGCTCTGAATGTATCATCTCCGACTACGAATATTCTAAAAATTCGTTGACTTAGTTTATACCCATCTGTAATAGTTACCTTAAACTGATAGTTGACATTAAGACTGATAGGCTGACCATCTGGCAAACTGTAATCGTAAAACACACCATCGTAAAAATATGTATCAAAACCATTTGTTGGCAAACTGGCAAAATCGTAAGCTACTGCATCGTATGTAGATTCATCATAGGTTCCGGTACCATCGGCAGGAGTAATTTTAAGAGTAGGTGCTATATAACCTGTAATCAATCCGTTTGCATCCATATTCAACCCTGGGGGCAATGTCCCATCTCCGGACGCTATGTAATAAGTTAGTTTAGTACCTAAACTCTGATCTAGATCAAATGCTTCAATTTGATAGTTTACATAAGTCCTATCTAATGCATACAATTGATTATGTACACCTACGGGCAATGCGCCAGCGGCTGTAATAAATGTAGGTACATTGACCGCATGTACAGTTATACTAAATGTTCTGTCAGCAATGCTAGATCCATTGCTTGCTCTTATACAAAATGTAAAAGTAGTGTCAGTGGTAACAATATAAGGATACCCAATAATGCGTGATCCTGACAATTCTAAACCGCCTGGTAGTGCTCCACTTATTACAGTATATGTAATGCCGGAACCAGTAACGGGCAAGGAAATGTTTACTGAAGTTTGCTCAGTAAATGTTCCAAGACTTGTTCCTGAAGGTTGATTCCATACAGATAGTGCCATTAAACAATAGTTCCAAAATTAACTTGAAGTTGTGGTTGTGGATCTACTAATTGACCCATGTCTAATGTATAACCTCTAAAATTAGTATCATTACCTGCAGGTGTTAAAATACTACCTAAATCGACATTGACTTTTTGAGATTCTATTATCATACTAACTAAAAATGATAGATTAGGAACACTTACACCAAACACACTAGTTTGTGTATCTCCTGGGCCAACAATATTATGTCCAGCTAATAATAAATTTGCAGACAATGTAGGATTAGTATCGTTAACAAGACTAGTTTTAGCGGCTAAATCAACAGTACCAGATGTAGATCCATGATCTGCAATAACTACACTGGAATCTACACTAGTTAGTGATTTGAACTCTAAATTAGTGCCGTTACGATCTTTGAAAATTCCCACACCTGAACTTAGATTAGTTCCGCCTAGGATTGAGTATTCTGTGTCTAGTGAAGCAAAATTAGCATTTACTTTAGTAAACGCGGTGCGTAAATCGTCACCTGTGCCGTCGTTAGCGTAGTTACCTAAATTGATTGTTTGTAGGGTCATAATCTGCTCTCTTTAGTATATTTATTGAAAAATAGCTACAAAAGAGAGCTAGATAAAGTTAGCAGTTTATAACTTTAATGATGTTTTAAGTTCTTTTAGTCCGCCTACATAAACTCCATCAAGGAATACTTGTGGGACAGTTTTAACATTTGGAATTAGAGCTATTAAATCTGCTTTGTTAAAATCCTTAGTGTCAATATTAAGG